AATAAATCGAAGAGGTATGTCAGAGAAGTGATGACATACGGTATCAACCAGGCAAAGTGGAAAGCATGTCAAGAGCTTTGCGAAGATAAAGGTTGGAAGTTTCAGATCATGACAGAGCACGAGCTAGGAATCAAATAATGGCATCATACATCTTTAACAAGTTGCTTACCCAGGGAGTTCGTTCTGGACAAATTCCTGCGCGATCGCAAGAGGCTCGTGAATGGTATCGTGACACTGCAAAAAATATCTCTCGCGTCAATCAAAAGACAATTCTAAAAAATGATCCGGAGCGGATGACTAATCGAATTGATCCTGGTAGTATGTACTTGTTTAGCTATGATCCTAAAACAAAAAACGACTTGCCTTACTTTGATAGGTTCCCGTTAGTATTCCCTTACGCTGACACCAGTGATGGATTCATGGGAATCAACCTCCATTACCTGCCTCATATCATGAGAGCACAATTAATGGATGCATTATATGATCTTGCATCGAATAGTAGATACGACGAATCCACAAGATTGAGGTTATCGTATGGGCTACTAAATAGTGCAAGAAAATATAGAAATTTCAAGCCATGTATTAAGAAGTATCTTAATAGTCACGTAACATCTAGGTTCGTTTACATATATCCTTCAGAATGGGACATGGCATTATTCTTACCGACCGAAAGATTTGCAAAGGCAGACAAAGCAAAGGTGTGGAAAGAATCCAGGGAGAAGGCGCGTGCTTAGTATATCAGAATTCGCAACAAAGATGCAGACGAGAGGTGGACTTGCAAAGTCGTCTCGTTTTGTTCTTCGGATTAACAATGCAGGAATGCCAAACCATTTCCTGACTGTCTCACCAATGGCTACAATATTTCGTCCTGATCTCGAGTTTTATTGCACAAGTGTTAACCTGCCTGGAAAGACATTTATCAACGAGGACATTCGCCGGTTTGGATATGGAACAATTGAACGTAGACCGACAGGAATGACTTTCTCAGAAATAACTACAACATTTTTAGTAGATAATCAAGGGACGCAATCTCGATTCTTCAACTCCTGGATGGATTACATTTATGGCATCAGTGACGGGATCAGAGATTCTAAAACTTTACAACAAATGAATGGAACACCAGCTGATGTTGGTTTTGTATTTGAGACAGCGTATCCGTCTACATATCTAACGAATATTGATATATTTCTCCTCAACGAAAATATTGAGGTAACTGCACAGACTGATCTATCCAGAGCTGCAGTTCTCCATTATCAAGTGATCGATGCCTTTCCAATTGTTGTTGGGGATATGGATCTCAATTGGAATAACAATAATCAGTTGGCTGCTTTCTCTGTCACGTTTGGAGCAAGAGCAGTGATTGATAACCGGATCCCAGAATCATATAGATATGCTGGAACCCCATACGCTCATCCTAATCAAGCTGAAATTGATTCATTGATTACAAACGCAGAACTCAAAGGAGCTACTAGTGCTACTGCTGACCGAGTCAATCCTAGATCTCCTCGAGGAGCTGATCCTTTAAATGTTTTTGGACCTAAAACAAAACGATTGGACCCATCCAGCCCCAATTCTTAATACATATAATGAGGATATATAATGGCCTTACCTAAAATTGATCTTCCTACGTTTACAATGACGCTCCCTTCTAATGATAAGAGCGTTACTTTGAGACCGTTCACGGTTAAAGAAGAGAAGATCCTTCTCACTGCACAAGAAAGTAACCAACAAATAGATATGATCACGGGAATTGCAAGTGTAGTTAATAACTGTCTACTTGATGATATTGCGATTGAAGATCTTGCTATTGTTGACCTTGAGTATATGTTTCTACAGCTGAGAGCAAAGTCTGTTAGTAACATTTCGTCGATCCGGTTGAAAGATAATGAAGATCAACAAAATCGCGACTTCGACATTGATCTTGAAAAGATCAACATTGAAAAGCCAGAATTTGTATCTAATGTCGTTATGATCAACGATACGGTTGGGATGACGTTGAGGTATCCACCAGTTTCTCTTCTCCTTGATGTTGGAGAGATTGGTGTTCAAACATCAGATGTTGTCTTTGCTCATTGTGTAGTCAATATATTTGATGAAAACTCTGTATACGAAAGAGCAGATACAAATCAAGAGGAGCTTTTAGAATTTGTCAACAACCTGTCGACGAGCGTTGTCAAGTCAGCTGAAAAATTCTTTAATACAGTTCCCGTTTTATCATACGAAATTAAATATACAAACGACAATGATAGAGAGGTTGTATATAAATTACAAGGACTAAATGATTTTTTTTAGTAGCGCTGAGCCACAATAATTTAATGAACTACTATTCAGTATTATTTGGTATGGTTCAGCATCATAAATATAGTATAACTGAATTGGAAAATATGATTCCCTACGAACGTGACTTATATGTTGAGTTGTTATTACAATATCTGAAAGAAGAGAAAGAACGACTAGAGCAACAAAATTTGTCACGGGGGTAGTGATGGCAGAAGGTATACATCCAGCAGACACAAATGGTGATGGAGTAGTAAGCGAAGAAGAGCACGCAATGTATTTAGAATTTAAACGCAAAGAACTCGAAGATAATGACGCACAGCGCGATGCTATTCGTAAGATGGCATGGTTCTCATTAATTGGATTGTTAGTATATCCATGTGGAATCGCCGTAACATCATTGCTTGGTCTTGACAAAGCTGCAACATTGATTGCTGACATTGCACCAACTTACTTTGCATCGATCGCTGTATTAGTATCAGCTTTCTTTGGAGCGGATGCTTTGAAAGGAAAGAAATAAGTGCAAAGACTTGAAGAATTAATAGCGAATCTGAACAAAAGCACTGAAACTGCTGCTGATATCAATATGGAGGGGTTTGTTCAACTCGATAGAGTGATGACGTCATTAGGTACTACGATGACGTCACTCGTTACTCTTCAAACAGATATTTTAGATATTCTCAAAACTCAAACAAACACAATGTTGGAGCAACAAGAACAAACTCGAGATGATCGTCTTCGTGGCGATAGTCCGGCTAGACGACAATCTCCACCAATACAAAAAGAAGATAGTAAACCAGGTTTAGGTACAGGGCTTGCTCTTGGAGCCGCCCTAAAAAACTTGTTCGATGAGGCGACAGGCCTGATGGCTACACGGGCAACAAAGGTAGCTAAGGGTGCCGGCATAGCTGCACTTGCTGGAATTCCAGCATATGCTATTGGTCGAGGAGTGTTTGGAAGAGAACCCGATAGTGATTATAACCCTACACAGGGTTATGGTTTTAATCCTCAACTTGGTTTCGATCCTGGTAGGAGTGGAACATACGATGGCGTCATGGATCCTGCCAAAGGATTTGATAGATTTGCTGCGGGGGCAACCTCAGGTGCAGTGGTTGGAGCGGGGTTAGGATCTATCGTTCCAGGAGTTGGGACAGCTCTTGGCGGAATTGTTGGTAGCCTTGTGGGGGGGATAGGTAACTATCTCTTATCGCCATCCGTCGAAAAGAAACTAAACGAAGGATTAGATAAGTTTATAGATTCGGTTGAAGGGTTCTTCAAAGATGGTGATATGCGCTTGAGAGAGGAAGCAAACGAGCTAAAGAATTTAGAGCTGTTGAACTTTGAACTTGACGGAATAAAGGCCCGAACTGCCGAATTCGACGAATCCGGTCGGATTGGTGAAATGGGATATCTTAGTAGTCTGAAGCAACGCGTCAAAGATGCAGAAAGGAAACCGCAAGCTGAAGTCGCAAAAGCACAAACTGAGGAAACCCTTGGCGAAATTGCTGTACAACAAATGGATATTAGTTATGCTGCAATGCAGGAAAAAGCGAATAAAAAAGAACGTGTACCCCAAGGAGTTGATCCTTTAAATCTTTTTGGACCTAAATCCAAACCTGACACATCACCGCCTCAAGATGGCAGAAGAGATCGAATGGCGCGAACAAATAGCGCAAGATCTAGAGAAGCCGGATTAAGAAAAGAAAAACTAGTAACAAGGTCTGAGCCATCGCTTACAGCTACACGTCCCGAAGACGTTGGTGATTTGGGTCTTGTTACTTCCTCCGGTGGAAGATATACAACCGAAGAAATTTTTGATGTGTTGAGAACTGCTGTCAAGAATAAGGAGATCCCAGATTTTGAGGCCCTCACCGCTGAAAAAGCCACTGATGTGATGAACCGGCCCTATGATAGCTATGAACTTGGAAATCACATCAGGGCAATGGGATTCTCACCAATGAAAGTTCCTGATGCAAGCGCAGTTCGGGCATTATCTAATGCAGTGACTGATGGACCACCAACTTCACCCACTAGTTTTCAAGCTCCAAAGCAAGAAAGCGATGCCAACACAAACGAAACGCCAATAACAAGGTCTAAGCAATCGTTTGCAGAGTTTAGAGAACAACAAGGACAGCCAAAAGGTTACGATCCTGTTACAGGCCGTCCGCTTTCCGGAGGCACTGGGGTAGTATCTAAACCTAAGCCGTTGTTAGATCGCGTGATCAGTTTTTTCTCTAACGATGAACCAAAGAGAGTAGATGATATACCAAAGAGAGTAAACAATGAACCAAAGAGAGTAGATGATATACCAAAGAGAGTAGATGATATACCTGACTATTTGGAACCCGAAGACGTTGGTGATTTGGGTCTTGTTACTTCCTCCAGTGGAAGATATACAACCGAAGAAATTTTTGATGTGTTGAGAACTGCAGCTAAGAATGAGCAAATCCCAGATTTTTCGGCACTCACCGCCGAAAAAGCCACTGATGTGATGAACCGGACCTCGGATGCCGGTGAACTTGAAGATCATATCAGGAAGATGGGATTCTCACCAATGAAAGTTCCTGATGCAAGCGCAGTTCGGGTATTATCTAATGCAGTGGCTGATGAACCAAGAATTCCACCTAGTCCGTCACCAACTCAATCTGTTGTACCACTAACTTCACCCACTAGTTTTCAAGCTCCAAAGCAAGAAAGCATGGGTGGGGGCAACGTTATAGCTCCAGTCAATGCTCCTACAAACAACAGCGTGACAAACAATACAATTACTGGAAAACCTAGATCATATGCCGACAGCGCACGAGGCGCTACCGGCAATACTGCTGATCTGTATACGTGATCAGTCTTCTTCAGCTAGCTGCTTGAAGAACGATAACGAATCGTCGTCATCCTTAGACGTACTTCCTGTATCCCATGGAATGTCGTCTTCGACTTTCTGAGGAGCGGGAGCAGCGACTTGCTCGCGGAATGATGGAGCAGGAGCTTCATCATAAGACTCAGCAGTCGTTGCAGCCGCAACCGCACCAGTCAGGCCAAGAGCCTTATGGAGCTTAGCCTTCAACTCATCGTACGACTTGAAGTGCTTAGGATCTAAGAACTCCTGGAGTGAGTTCTCCTGGTTCCAGATAGCCTCAAGCTCATCATCATCGAGACTACCAAGAGTAGACTGTGCATCGAACTCAGACTTATCGTAGTTACGATAGTTTTCTACCTTACGGATCTTCAACTTGAAGTCTGCGCCTTGCCAGAAGTCAAACGGGTTGATTGCCTGTTCATCTTCGAACGCAGGGTTCATTGCTTCATT